CAGCAGACAGACTTAAGAATGCTGCCGCTACCAAGAAACTCGCCATATTTGATGCTTTTGAAATACTTAGTAGAATACAAGAGGAAGAGAATCTTTTGGAAGGTAAAGAACCGAAAGAAAAGAAAGAACAAATTTTTAAAGGATTTGCAGAAGGCAGGTCTAAATAATGTATAAGCAAACTTTATATAAAGTAATCGAACCTGTTAAAAAAACGACTATAAGTCGTCTTAACAAAGGTAAGAAATGGAAGTATGGATATAACAAAGAACATGACCTTGTTGTTATATCTAAAACCGGGCAAATAGGGGAAATATACGAAATACAAAATTTTAAGATAGCGTTACCCAAAGCCCCTAAAAAAGTATTCAAACACGAGAAAGATAAATGGGTTAAATTTGAAACACCTAAAGAACTAACTCGTCTTAAAAGTATATTTGATTGGAGAGAATATCCAGACGAAAATAAAGAAAAGTGGTTTGATTATATAGATAAAGAGTTTAAAAGAAGGGATGAAGGTTTTTGGTTTACAAACAATGGTAAACCAATGTATATAGTAGGTACACATTATATGTACTTGCAATGGAGTAAAATTGATGTTGGTGCTCCAGACTTTAGAGAGGCAAATAGATTGTTTTATATATTTTGGGAAGCTTGTAAAGCAGATAAAAGATGTTACGGTATATGCTATCTAAAGAACAGACGTTCAGGATTTTCTTTTATGTCATCTGCAGAAGCAGTTAATTTAGCTACGTTAGCGAGTGATAGTAGGTATGGGGTATTATCTAAAACAGGTGCAGATGCTAAGAAGATGTTTACTGACAAAGTAGTACCTATAAGTATAAACTACCCATTCTTTTTTAAACCGATCCAAGATGGTATGGATCGACCTAAAACGGAATTAGCATATAGAGTGCCAGCAAGCAAATTTACAAGAAGAAAAATTACATCTAAAGAAAAATTAGAGAATATACAAGGTTTAGATACGACTATTGATTGGAAGAACACAGGAGATAATAGTTATGATGGTGAAAAACTAAATCTATTAGTACACGATGAAAGTGGTAAGTGGGAAAGACCTGACAATATATTAAATAACTGGAGAGTTACAAAAACATGTTTACGATTAGGTAGTAGGATTGTTGGTAAATGTATGATGGGCTCAACTTCAAACGCATTAGATAAAGGTGGAGACAATTTTAAGAAACTATATAACGCATCAGATGTCACCAAGAGAAATAGAAATGGCCAAACGAAGTCTGGTTTATATTCTCTGTTTATCCCAATGGAGTGGAACTACGAAGGATTTATTGATGAGCACGGAATTCCAGTTTTTGATACACCAAACCACGATGTGTTCGGTCCCGACAATGAACTAATAGATATAGGTATTATAGAGCATTGGCAAAATGAAGCCGATGGTTTAAAAGGTGATCATGACGCATTAAATGAATTTTATCGCCAATTTCCTAAAACAACAGAACACGCGTTTAGGGATGAAGCAAAAGGAAGTATATTTAATTTAGTTAAAATATATGAACAAATAGATTATAACGAAGAAATGTCTAGAACCCTTGGGGTTACAAAAGGTAATTTCCAATGGGTAAATGGTGTAAAAGATACGCAAGTTATATTTTATCCAGATCAACAAGGTAGATTCAAAATAAGTTGGACACCAGAAACACATTTACAAAATAAAGTTATATTAAAAAATGGAGTACGATATCCCGGAAATGAACACATTGGAGCTTTTGGTTGTGATAGTTATGATATATCTGGCACTGTTGATGGTGAAGGCTCAAAAGGCGCGTTACATGGATTAACTAAGTTTTCTATGGAAAACGCACCTCCAAATAGTTTCTTTTTAGAATATTTGTCAAGGCCACCAACAGCAGAGATATTTTTTGAAGACATGTTAATGGCTATTGTTTTTTATGGGATGCCAATACTTTGTGAGAATAATAAACCTAGATTACTTTATTACTTAAGACGTAGAGGTTATAGAGGATTTAGTATGAACAGACCAGATAAAGTATGGAATAAATTATCTGTAGCAGAAAAAGAAGTTGGAGGAATTCCTAACTCCAGTGAAGATATAAAGCAAGCACACGCTGCTGCGATCGAGATGTATATTCAAGATCACGTAGGTATGCAACAAGATGGAACATTTGGTGATATGTATTTTAATAGAACGCTGAATGATTGGACAAGGTTTGACATAACAAAAAGAACTAAATATGACGCTACTATAAGTTCTGGTTTAGCAGTTATGGCTTGTAACAAACATTTATATGTGCCAAATGCAAAAATAGAAAGACCAATAGTAAATATAAATATTGCTAAATATAATCAAAAAGGTAATATGAGTAGAATAATTAAAAATTAAGTATGGCTGAATCAGTTACAAATAGACATTTTCCTAGTCAAGTTGTTAGTGACTTAGAAAAGATGAGTTTTGATTATGGGTTGAAAGTAGCAAAAGCAATTGAACGTGAATGGTTTGATAAATCTCATGGAGCTGGAAATAGTAGGTTTCATAGTGGAACTTCAAAATTTCACAAATTAAGATTATACGCCCGTGGCGAACAGTCAATACAAAAATATAAGGATGAGTTATCAATAAATGGTGATTTGTCCTATTTAAATTTAGATTGGACACCTGTTCCAATTATTCCTAAATTTGTAGATATAGTAGTAAATGGTATAGCCGAAAGGTTGTACGATGTTAAAGCTACTTCTCAAGATCCTTTCGGAGTTACAAGACGAACTGAATATATGCAAGGTATAGAAAGGGATATGCGATTAAAAGAGTTTAACGATTTTTGCGCAGAAAAATTTGCTATACCAGTTTCAGAAAATAATTACGGTGAAGGAGATGAACATTTACCAGCTTCACCAGAAGAACTATCATTGCACATGCAAATCAGTTACAAGCAAGCTATAGAATTAGCAGAAGAACAAGCTATAGCTACTCTAATGCAAGGTAATCAATATGAGTTAACTAAAAAAAGATTTTACTATGATTTAGTGACTTGTGGGATAGGTGCTGTAAAAACATTGTTTAATACATCAGAAGGTGTTGTTATAGATTATGTTGATCCTGCAAACTTAGTTTATTCATATAGTGAATCTCCTTATTTTGAAGATATATATTATGTTGGGGAAATTAAATCTATACCTATAAATGAACTTATAAAACAATTTCCTTATCTTAACGAAGACGATCTAGAGGAGATAGTAAAAAGTAGTGGTGGTACTTTTAATAATTATCATGGTAGTTCTTCTCCAGATTCAGATAACAATAAAGTTGATATACTGTACTTTAATTATAAAACTTATATGAACGAAGTTTTTAAAGTAAAAGAAACTGGTACTGGTGCAAAAAAAGCAATTCAAAAAGATGATAGTTTTAATCCACCCAAAGCGTTGCAAGGTGATTTTGAAAAAATATCTAAATCAATAGAATGTTTATATGAAGGTGCTTATATACTAGGTGCTAATAAGTTGGTCAAATGGGAACAAGCAAAAAATATGATGCGTCCTAAAAGTGATTACACTAAAGTTAAAATGAATTATGCTATTGTTGCTCCTAGAATGTATGAGGGAAGAATAGAATCATTAGTTGGTAGAATAATTGGTTTTGCTGATATGATTCAAATAACACATTTAAAAATTCAACAAGTATTATCAAGAATGACACCTGATGGTATATTTTTAGATGTAGATGGTCTAGCAGAAGTTGACCTAGGAAATGGAACTAATTATAACCCACAAGAAGCTTTAAACATGTTTTTCCAAACTGGTAGTATTGTTGGAAGATCTCTCACGCAAGAAGGAGATGGTAATCCTGGGAAAGTGCCTATTCAAGAAATAAACAATGGTGCTGGTGCTAGTGGAAAGGTGCAAGGTTTAATTGGTACTTATAATTACTATTTACAAATGATAAGAGATGCTACAGGATTAAACGAAGCAACTGATGCGTCAACTCCTGATCCTAAATCATTAGTTGGTATACAAAAAATGGCTGCGGCTAATTCTAACACAGCAACAAGACATATATTACAATCAGGTATGTTTTTAACACAAGAAGTTGCAGAACAACTATCACTTAGAATATCTGATATCATAGAATATTCTCCGACAAAAAATGCTTTTATAGAAAGTATAGGATCACATAATGTAGCTACGTTAGAAGAAATGGCAAATCTACATCTATATGATTTTGGTATATTCTTAGAATTAGAACCAGATGAACTTGAGAAAGAGATGTTGGAAAATAATATACAAACAGCATTAGCACAACAAAGTATAGAGTTAGAAGATGCTATAGATTTACGGATGCTTAAGAACGTAAAATTAGCAAACCAATTATTAAAAATTCGTAGAAAGAAAAAAGGAGAAGCAGATCAAGAAATGCAATTGCAACAAACAGAAGCGCAAGGAAAAGCACAAGCCGAAGCTTCGCAAGCGGCAGCTGAAGCAGAGATTAACAAAAATCAAGCTATGCTTGAAACACAAATGAAACTTGAAAGCATAAAAACAGATGGTAAATCTCAATTGTTAGCACAAGATGCATCTATTAAACAAGCGTTATCGCAGCAAGAGTTTCAACAAGAGATGCAATTGAAGCAAATGGAACTTGGAATGCGTTCTCAAGGAGAGGCGTCAAAAGAAGATCGTAAAGATCAAAGAACAAAAATGCAAGCAACTCAACAATCAGAGTTGATTGATCAAAGAGCAAATCAAAAACCACCTAAAAACTTTGAAACAGCAGGTGATGATACCTTAGGTGGTTTTAACTTAGGAGCGTTTGGTCCTAAGTAATATTTATTAACTATTATTATATTATATTATGGCAAAAAAGAAAAAAGAAAAGGTAGAACAAACTACCAACGAACCTAAAGGTGACGTTACAAAGGTGGAAGCAAAAATGAAAAAACCAGCGGAAGTTATTGAAGATACAATAACTAAAGTTGATTTAAGTAACCCACCAAAAATAGAAGAAGATGAACAATCCGTGGATACTACAAAAACCGAGGACGTTCAAGAAAAGGTTATTGAAGAAACGATTGATAAAAAAGAGGACGTTGAACAGTCTACAGAAGAAAATGTTGAGCAATCTATTATAGAAGAAATTACTGATGAAGAAAAGATTGAAAACGTAACAGAGAAAGTAGAAGAGGCTATAACTCAATCTGTAGAATCTGGAGAACCTCTTCCTGAGAATATTCAGAATTTAGTAAACTTCATGCAAGAAACAGGTGGTGATTTAAACGACTACGTAAAGTTAAATAAAGATTATTCTAAAATGGATAATCAAACTTTATTACAAGAACATTACAAACAAACTAAACCTCATTTAAGTTCAGAAGAAATAGATTTTTTAATGGAAGATCAATTTTCTTATGACGAAGATATAGATGATGAGAAAGATATAAAAAGAAAAAAATTAGCGTTAAAAGAGCAAGTTGCCAACGCTAAAACTCAATTGGAAGAGAACAAATCCAAATATTATCAAGAAATTAAAAGTGGATCGAAACTCACAAGTGAGCAACAAGAAGCTATTAGTTTTTATGATAGTTACACAAAAGAATCAGGAGAAGTTGAAAAACAACAAAAAGCAGCTAAGGCAGATTTTTTAAATAAAACTAATAGATTTTTCGGCGATCAATTCAAAGGTTTTGAATATAATGTCGGTGAAAAAAGATTTAGGTTTAATATTAATGACGCTAGTAAAGTAATGGAAACCCAAAGTGATATTGGAAATTTTATCGGAAAGTTTCTTGATAAAAATGAGAATATAAAAGACGAAGCTGGTTACCATAAATCTTTATATACAGCAATGAATGCTGACGCGGTTGCTAATCACTTTTACGAACAAGGTAAAGCTGACGCTTTAAAAGAAAGTGTAGCAAAATCTAAAAACATTAACATGACGCCAAGACAGGAGTTAGGTGAAAATACTAACATAGACGGCGTTAAAGTTAAAGTTTTAGGTGATAATACTCCTGATTTCAAGTTCAAAATTAAACAAAAATAACAATTTAAAATTACAAAATTATGGCAATTTCGAATCCTGGTGGTAATTTGAATAGCGTACCTGCATCAATTCAGCAGGCGTTACAAACAAATTACCTAGATTTGGCATCATCCTCAAACGCTGGATGGTCCCAACAATATGTACCAGACCTAATGGAAAAAGAAGCTGAGGTATTTGGTCCTAGGACTATATCTGGATTTCTTTCACAAGTTGGGGCTGAAGAGTCTATGACGGCTGATCAAGTCGTTTGGTCAGAGCAAGGTAGACTACATTTATCTTACAAGTGTGAGGTAAAAACATCAACTACTATTCAAATTCAATCTGATATCGATGGTAATAACTCCGACACTACTAATGGTATTTCTGGTTCTGGTGGTTCACCAGTTAATCACGGTATTAGAGTAAACGATACTATTATTGTGTCTGATGCAACTAACGGTATTGTAAAATGTTTAGTTACAGTTGTAGCTTCTAGTGATACAATTACTGTAGCTCCTTATAAAGCGGCTACATTAACTGGTACTACATCTGCTTTAGCAACTACCGTGTTAGTTTATGGTTCTGAATACGGTAAAGGTCAAAGTTATAATCCTGCAACGGGTTATTCTGCGGCTGGTACTGATACAAGAGGTGCTAACGAACCTTCATTTCAGACTTTTTCAAATAAACCAATTATCTTAAAAGATTACTACGAGGTATCAGGTTCTGATGTTTCTAGAATTGGTTGGGTTGAAGTAACTTCTGAAGGTGGTGGTACTGGATACTTATGGTATCTAAAAGCTGAATCTGATACAAGAGCGCGTTTCACTGATTATTTAGAAATGTCAATGTTAGAGAGTGTGAAGACGTCAGATGCTTCAACTGGAGTTGAGATAGTAGGTGATACACTGCTTTATGGATCTGATACTGGTGATGTTATAGGTACTCAAGGTTTATTTGATGCTATCGAAGATAGAGGTAATATAACTTCTGGCATTACTGGTGTTAATAGTGCTACTGATTTAGCTGAATTTGACGCTATTTTAGCTGAGTTTGATTCTCAAGGTGCAATTGAAGAAAATATGATGTTTGTAAACAGAGCTACTTCACTAGCAATGGACGACATGTTAGCTTCTATGAATTCTTATGGTGCTGGTGGTACTTCTTATGGAGTATTCAACAACTCAGAAGATATGGCGCTTAATTTAGGTTTCTCTGGTTTCAGACGTGGATCTTACGATTTCTACAAATCAGATATGAGATACTTAAATGACAAAGCTACAAGAGGTGGTATAAACTCTGCTGATGCTGCTAATGCAATTAGGGGAATTATGGTTCCAGCTGGCACATCAACAGTTTATGACCAACAATTAGGAAAGAATCTTAAACGTCCTTTCTTACATGTACGTTATAGAGCTTCACAAACTGATGATAGACGAATGAAATCATGGGTTACTGGTTCCGTTGGAGCTGCTACATCTGCTTTAGATGCAATGCAAATCCACATGTTATCAGAGAGATGTTTGATTACACAAGGTGCTAACAATTTCATGTTATTGAAATAAGCATTTATACTTTAAAAGAACCGAGGTTTCGGCCTCGGTCCTTTTATTTTTATTAATTTTATTATATATTATATTATGGCAAAGAAAACAAAAACAGTTGAGGTGGAAGAACCTCAAGTTCAAGAAGAAGTAGCAGTTGAAACTGCTCCGGTTGTAGAACAACCAAAAGTAAGAGAAAGAAAAGTACCATCTAATGAGTGGGAAATTAAAGATCGAATGTATCTTTTGAAAGGTGGAAAAAGACCACTTTCTAGATCAATTAAATCTGCAAACATATATTACTTTGACAAAGAATTAGGATATGAAAGAGAATTAAAATATTGTCAAAATCAAAAAACACCGTTTGTAGATGAAATGAAAGGTGACCAAAGATTAGAACATATTATTTTTAGATCTGGAAATTTATTTGTAGAAAAAGAAAAGGTAACTTTACAAAGGTTACTAAGTTTATATCACCCGCATAAAGATAAGATATACGAAGAGTTCAGACCATCTAAAATAGCTGCTGACGAAATAGATGTTTTAGAAATGCAAGTGGATGCGCTAACAGCAGCAAGAAACATAGATATTGATATGGCAGAAGCCATTATGCGTGTTGAGAAAGGTTCTGAGGTATCTAAGTTGAGTTCTAAGGAACTTAGACGTGATTTACTAGTATTTGCTAGAAACAACCCTAAACTCTTCTTAGAGCTTGCGGATGATGAGAATGTGATGTTAAGGAATTTTGGTATTAGAGCTGTAGAAGCTGGAATATTAAGACTATCTTCTGATCAAAGGAATTTCTTATGGGGTAGTAATGGTAGAAAGTTAATGGTTATTCCATTTGACGAACATCCATACACTGCTTTAGCACATTGGTTTAAAACTGATGAAGGAATGGAGATTTACTCCAATATAGAAAAACGATTAAATTCGTAACAACCCTAAAGAATAGCCACTCTATTTAGGGGTGGCTATTTTTTTAAAACAATATTATGAAATCACAAGGATTAGGCGATTCAATAGAAAAATTTACAAAAGCAACTGGAATTAAAAGTTTAGTGCAAATGGGGACTAAAGCTGTAGGTAAAAAAGATTGTGGTTGTAATAAAAGAAAAAAAGCTTTAAACAAGGCGTTTCCATATAAAAATAATAAATAATGATAAATATAGATACAGTATATCAAACTGTTCAAGCGTTAGCCAATAAAGAACAAAGAGGTTATTTAACCCCTCAAGAATTTAATTTATTTGTTAACCAAGTGCAAAGTGATATTTTTGAACAGTATTTTTATGATCTAAATGCGTTTAGAGAACGAAGACCTCAAATGCATGAAGTTGGAGATTCTGTCACTGAATTAATGAGGAAAATAAGAAGGGTTAATGGTATTACTTATTCTGCAAGTCATGGTATAGGTGGTGGAGCACTCCCGAATGGACATATTGGTAAAATATTTTTAAATCAAGGTGGTATACGTAGAACGTTAAAGTTAATTAACCCAGATGAAATACAAGATTTATTAGCGTCTAAATGGCATAAGAAAGGATTTACAGATGCTGTTTATTTTGAAGACGGTGATAGATCAATTCAAGCATGGGATAATACCGGTCAAATAACGTCTGGATTATCTTGCGAAAGAATAACAGGTAAACCTGGTTTAGCATATTGGGGATATATAATTGTAAACGAAGCCCCTATGTTTGATCCTAATTCTAGCGTAGATATAGATTTGATAGAAAGTGAACAATCAAATGTTATTGTTAAAATATTAAAACTAGCTGGTATATCTATTGAAGATCCAACCTTATATCAAGCAGCCGCAGCAGAAGAATCATTAAACTTACAACAAGAAAATAAATAAATATGCCAGGATACTTAAACCAAACACAACAAACTTATTATTCCGGTAGCGCTTACGGTGATTATCAATATTTAAGTTTAGATGAAGTAATAGATAACTTCACAGCCACATATGTTGGTGAAGGAAAAATATTAGGAGCGGTATTAAAAGCGGACGTTAGTTTTCATGCGCACCGGGCATTAGCTGAACTTAGTTATGATACGCTTAAATCTTGTAAATCTCAAGAAATTGAAGTTTGTCCAAACTTAAAAATGCCATTGCCACAAGATTATGTTAACTATGTTAAATTAACATCTGTTGACAGTAATGGTATTGAGCATGTATTATATCCTACTAATAAAACAAGTAATCCTTTTTCTATAGAACAAGATAGTGATAATTGTGATGATTGTGGTGACAGTTCTAGTTCATATGAATATGCTAAAACTGAACTAAAACCACAAGAATTAGAATGCACTAGCAATGTAACTTGTAGTTTTCTCACTACTGATCTTGACGAAACTACACATACAGGAGCAACTGATATAAAACAATATATGATAGCTAATCCTAATTCATTTGATACAAATGCTAAAAGACAAGAGTATTGGGAAAAATGGTTTGGTCATGTTGATCAATATTGTTTATGTTTACAAAACTCTAATTCAGAAGATCATTGTGGTACTCAATTAGATTGGTCAGGTTGGGATTTTACTACAGTTAGCCCAGGGATTTGGCAGTTAATACGTAATAACTCTGGTTGGTCTCGATTAAGAAATAGTAACAATAGTATAACTGATGCAATTGCTAATGCTGGCACTTGGAATTCGTATACAAACGAGGTTGAATCAACTACACCAACTTCAAATGCTTGGGATAATTATAAAAGTTCAGGTGGAAATTCAGTTGCTATTGATCAATCAACAACTACAAATTTAGCTGTAGATGCTGATAATTATTTTCAAAATACCGGGCAAAGATACGGATTAGATGGTCAATATGCTCAAACTAATGGATCTTGGTATATAGATTGTGCTAAAGGATTAATACACTTTAGTTCAAATTTATCTGGAAAAACTATTATATTAAAATATATAAGTGATGGATTAGGTACAGATGGAGAAATGTTAGTGCCTAAATTAGCTGAAGAAGCTATATATAAATGGATTGCTTATGGATGTTTATCAGCTAGAGCTGATGTCCCAGAATATATAGTTGCTAGATTTAAAAAAGAAAGATACGCAGAGACAAGAAAAGCAAAATTAAGATTGTCGAATATTAAAATTGAAGAAATTACCCAAGTAATTAGAGGTAAAAATAAATGGATTAAACACTAAGATATGCCAGAGTTCAAACGCACTTTTACCGGTGGAAGAATGGAGAAAGATCTTGATGAAAGAATGGTCTCTAACGGTTTATATAGGGAAGCTTTAAACATAGAGATAGCTACATCTGAAGGATCAGACGTAGGCGCCGCTGAAAACATATTAGGTAATATACAGTTATCAGAAGCTATAGGTGGTCCTGAAGGTAAGTATTACGATATAAGTGGATTAGGTGGAAATAGGCATATAGCGTTTGTTGTTGATCAAGAAACAGGTATGCTTTATAGATTTATTAACACTGAGTGTAATAGCGCTGGTGTTTGGATGGATAGGATAATAGAATACGATACTACAAAATCACTTAAAGACAATTGGGATGAAAAAGAAGCGCCTGTATTAATTGATATATATAAAGTCCGAACTAAATGTAGTGGTTATTGGGAGAGCGAATGTGGGCAATGGTGGGTTAGTGTTTATGAAAATTTTGCTCAATTAAGACCTTTTATGGCAATAGTTATTCCTGATGCTCAAGGAAATATTCGGGAAGACGTAATTATTCAAGAAATTACTTATAGCACTAATCCAAGTACTGGTAAACCTTTTGCTAATTTAAGAATGAGTAAAAAATTTCCTGATAATTTGTATGACGAATGTGATGGAGAAGACATGTATTTTGTTGCGGATAGAGTATTAAACTTTCATCCTGATAGAAAAATAACAGGTATAAATATTATGGATGGAATGATTTTCTGGACAGATAATTATTCCGAACCAAAAAAAATAAATATAAAAAGAAGTAAATTAGGGTGTCAATATTTTATTAATCCAGCTCAACCTGGTTTTGCCACGTATAAATACCAACATTTCGATCAACATACAAGACTAATTGTAAATGTAAATGAGGTTACAGGTTTAGGAGAAGAGGTTATTGAATGCATAAAGTTTGAAAAAGAGTGTCCTATTCCTGGGTGTACAGACCCAATTGCACCAAATTACAACCCTACAGCTACTGTAGATGATGGTTCGTGTATAGCAGTAGTTTATGGTTGTACAGATCCAAATGCTAAAAATTACAATCATGATTGTAGTGGAACCCAAGTCGTAGCAAATGTTGATGATGGATGTTGTTGTTATGTAGAAGGATGTATGGATCCTACTGCTTGTAATTATGATCCTAATGCGTGTTGGCCAGATGGATCTTGTACTGGTATTTCAGGATGTATGGATCCACTCGCAACTAACTATAATCCATTAGCTACTTGTGATGATGGTAATTGTAACTTCTTATGGAGTTGTTCAGGGGCGGGTTATGGAAATGAAGGTTGTTCAAACTCTTTATATGAATTAACCTTTTTACCATTATCCAGTTATACTTCAGCTCCACACAAAGCGTTTGAAGCTCTTGTCGATGGAATTATATCAACTCCAGCAAGTGCAGGATATTACGCTTCTTCGTTCTGGTGGAATCAATCAATCCCTTCGTACGTATATTCTAGTACCCTGGGTAATGCTAATTATTACGGCACACAAGGTGACTGTATTTATCCAGGCGTTAGTGGTACATGGGATAAAAAAATTAGATTAAATAAACTTACAATTGGAAATTTCTTACCAACATCTCCTGCTACTAGTGGAACAGCAAATAATCTTTTAAAATTATTTGATGAAACTTTACATTTAGGTAGTTGTATTGGTGGCGGACCTGAAGATAAATTTTTAGAATATTTTTACGATGGTATATCTCTTCCTTGGACTGGGTGTAATTGGAGTTATGGCGGAACTCACACAAGTCAATATGGTTCTCCTTGGAACACATCAAGTCCAAGTTTCTTAGAAATACTTCAAACACGTGGGTTTGGTGATTATGAATTACCTCTAACATCTGGTGCAATAACTAAAAAAGTTCAAGTAGCAGTATTAGCGGATGAAAGCAATTCAAATGGTAGTTGGGAAATAGTAGAAGGAGCTGTAATGTTAAGATTAGATAAATCGTCTGGATATGAATGGGGTGTAAATCTAGGTGGAACACCACCTGATAATATTACACTTACAAACAGCTATGATATGTATAATGCATATGGAACGTCACAGAATACTAATGTTATTATTAAAGGTTGGCCACCACCAAAAATTGATGAGAGTTGGGCTTGGGAAGATATATTAAGGGTACTACAATCTGATTGGTTTCAACCACAAGTTTTCACTGTTTACAATAACATGACGCAGGAATTTATTTTTTCTAAACAAGAAGCTCCATTTACTTTTGATGTAGAAATACAACCCACTAGTTGTATTTGCACAAGTTGGACTGCTTGTGCGTGTGAAAAAGATCCTTTGAATGGTATTTATACATCTGAATACGATTGTCAACATGATAACATGAACTATAACACTTGTTGTAGTCAAGCAAACGCCCCGTTAGCACTTCCAGCAGGTCCATTAGTAGTAAATCCTTTAGTTACTACTACTACTACTACACCCCCACCAGGACCACCACCTCCACCTCCACCACCTCCTGGAGCAACACCGGGTAGTTTAGCGGAGTTTATGCAGGTAAATGCAATATCTTTAGATGCATTACATATGATGGTTCACGAATTAGGGGGTCCGCAAACAGGGGAATTAATGAATATTGCTGACGAAGGAGAAGAGAACTCTACTAGTGGAGGTGAAAATCAAACAACAAATTAGAATATGCCAGGACCAGGAAATATAAATAATAGTACTTTAGTAAATCCAACTAGAGGAGCGAGTGTAACACCTAGTAACACCACTGTCAATACAATCGTACCACCAAGTTATAATGATTTATTTGATAAATCATGTACTCCAGTATATGTAAGAGAACAGCATATAACGGTTATAAGACGTGGTCCAACAATGCCACCTAGTCTTGAAATGCACTCGTGGGATATAGATAATGAGGAAATCATAGATACAAATGTATCAGGAAACATAGTGCTGAGCGAAGATCTTTATAGTTCAAACATGCAGTTTAGATATAACAGTGGTAATAATTCTGTTGTTCAAAATACTCCTATTGGTGGAGGGAATGCATTGTCTTGTTTTTATAATTCAAACAAAGAACTAAAGATGGTTGATGATGATATATTTATACACATTGATTTTACTGGAGGACCTCGTTCTATAGATTTAGAGGAAGGTTATAAAGTTGTTATAAAACATAATTACACAAATAGTCTGGGTGTTACACAAACAGCTTCTGTTCGAGGTTACGTAAAAATAGTAGCAACTCACCCATCACAACAAGGCTCCGGTTGGATAGCAAGTGGTGCAGTTATAACATTAACATCTACACCTTTTAATTTTCCACTAACTCTAAACGGAAATCAAATATATAATCTATCTGTAATTAAAAAAGATCCTATATTTGAATTTAAATTTCCTAGATTTGCTTATCGATATAGATATGAAGATGGAGAATACTCTGTATTTAGCCCTTGGTCTGAAATAGCTTTTATTCCAGGTAAATTTGATTATTTACCTAAAAAAGGATATAATCTTGGAATGATAAACAATTTAAGATCATTAAAAATATTAAACTGGAGACCTAAAAATATTCCTAGAGATGTAGTTGAAATAGATTTATTATACAAAGAATCTAATTCACCTAACGTTTATACTGTAGAAACATTTGAAATTGGAAAAAATCCAGATATAGGACTTGCTCAGAATAAACCCGGAACAGGTACACATTTAGGAAATTATACAATTACTACTGAATTGATACATAAGGTTGTACCATCTAATCAAATGTTACGTCCTTGGGACAATGTACCTAGAGTAGCGTTAGGACAAGAGATAACAGCTAATAGATTAATTTATGCTAATTATTTACAAAATTATAATTTATTTGACGATAAAGATGATTATATAGAACCTGCTTTTTTAGTTTCTGTAAACGAAGTAGATCATTCTACAGACGCAGCAACTTACGTAGCGAGCGCTTTAACTACTTCACGAGGTGGATTTACCAATCAACCTAAGTATCCTATGAAGTCTCTTAAGTCAATGCGTACATATCAATTAGGTATTGTTTACAGAGATAGATATGGTAGAGAGACACCTGTATTAACTAATAAAAGTGGATCAATAAAAATAGAGAAGTCTTCTGCTAAACTTTCGAGCAGACTTGCAGTTGAGATGCAATCACCATCACCTGATTGGGCTGAATCTTATACTTTTTATATAAAAGAAACGTCTAACGAATATTATAATTTATCTATGGATAGATGGTATGACGCGGAAGACGGTGGAATATGGTTGTCTTTTCCTTCTTCTGAAAGAAATAAAGTAAAAGAAGGTGGAACAATAATATTAAAAAAGCAACATGGAAATGACAAACCTGTAGACTTTGATGCTAAGTATAAAATTTTAGATATAAAAAACAACGCACCATTATTTATAAAAGAAGAAACACAATATTGGGGTGTAATACCTATGATGTTACCTCCACCTGGGTGGGGCGTGGGAGATAGAGTTGGCGGATGGGATTCTGGTATGTTTCACTCAACAGGATTACCATTACCAGATAGATTATATTTAGATATTTATGCTGAATATTTTGATCAATCTATATTAGCTGGATTAACTTCAAAAGATAACGCTGAGGTTAGAATGGTACAAAGCGAATCTACTCCTTCCTCTTATAATGC